ATTTTATGCTGGTAATATTTTTCACTGTTTGCATTTTAAATAATTATACTATAAAATAGTACTATGTTAAAATTATTTTCCAACGGTTGTAGCTTCTTAGGACCACGTCCAAAAGACAATGTTGATACATTTGTAACTAAAATTCTCGCAGAAGAATATAATTTACAATTATTTAATCTAGCTATGGGAGGCAGAGGCAATGATCGGATTAGCTTTACTACAAAATTATGGTTTGAACAAAACGGATACAAAGACACATTTGCAATTATAGGGTGGTCTAGTATATTTAGAAATGACTATGTCACTAACGATGGTTGGAAAAAAGGCAGAATACCTAATATGGAATTAACTTGGCGTACTTGGAAAGTTGCAGATCAACTTAGATTTGTTAATTCAAATCACGGCTGGGATATTGACGATACTGCTACAATGAGATTTTTAGACCATGTTTTTGACTTACAAACGTATTTTAAACTAAACAAAATTCCATATGTAATGTATAATGCATTACCTAATGCAGTCAATTTAAATAATCCTGACTTTAATAAAATAGCTCAAAGTATAGATAAAAAAAGATTTTTTAAATTTAATAGTAATCATTATGACTTTGTAATGAAAGAAAATGTAATTGTAAGTCCAAACGATCCACACCCTTCAAGTGAAGGACATACAAAATGGGCAAACGAACTGAAAGAATTTATAGATGCTAACAATTTACGCACCATTTAATAATCCAAATAGCAAGGCTTGGGAAGTTTTTAACGGAGTTCAAAAGTCTTGGCCAGAACAAGTTGTAGTAAATGATAATAGTGTTGCAACAGAGCCGTTAGCTAATTCAATGTTTTGGGGGTTTGTTAATAATAATTTAGCACTAGTTAAAAAATTAGAAGCACGTAAACAGCAATTTTGGTTTACTGATACACCTTATTTTGGAAGATTTGATAACAATAATTTAAAAGCAAACAACCATTATTGGCGTATTTGTAAAAATAAAATACACGTTCCTTTTATAAAAGAGTGTAAGTCTGATCGATTTGAGAAATTTGGAATGAAAGTTCAAGCACCTAACTTTAAAGGAAAAAATATTTTAGTTTGTCCAAGCTCCTTTGGAATTCATAATTATTTAGATAGACCCAATTGGTTAAAAGAAACGCTAGAAGAAATTAAAATGTACACAGACAGACCAATTAAAATAAGACATAAGCCACGTGGTAGAGGAACATCAGGCCCTAGTGAAGCAACAGTTCCTTTAGCAGAAGATTTAAAAAACGCTTGGTGTTTAGTTACATCTTGTTCAATTGCCGCGGTAGAGGCCCAGTGTATGGGTATACCTGTTTTTTGTGATAAAAAAAGTTTTGCAAACGATGTTTCAAGTAATGAAATAAAACATATAGAAAATCCGTATTTTGTTGGTGCCGAAGACTGGTTATATTCATTAGCATACCAACAGTTTACCCCAGAAGAATTCTCAAATGGTAAAGCGGTAGAGATATTATTAGATAAAGGAATACTTTAATGCCAAAATTAAAAAAAATAGCTAGTAAACAATTTATATTTCCGGTTGGTAAAAAGAAAATATTATTTGCAAATAACACGGAACAAAAAACTTATATAAAAAATAGAGTAGATAGAATATTGAGTAAGGAACCCGAAACTATTAAATGGATAAATTCATTTGAGAAGGATTCTATATTTTTTGACATAGGTGCAAACATCGGAATTTATACTTTGTATAGTGCAATTAACATTGAGAATACTGTATATTCGTTTGAACCACATAGTGTAAATTATAAAAATTTATTAGATAGTATTAATTTGAACAAATTAGAAAAATGTTATGCATTTTGTTTTGCAATTAGTAATCAAATTAATCTTTCGACAATACAAGTAAAAGATATGCACGAAGGTGTTGCGGATAATGTAGTAGGTCAGTTGGGCGAATATTACCATGGGTGTGTAGAAATGCATTTAGATTTTTTAGTTGGTAGAAAAATTTTACCACAACCGAATTATATTAAAATTGATGTTGATGGGTTTGAAAATAAGGTTATTACTGGATCATTAGCAACAATTCAAAAATGTAAATCTGTATTAGTAGAAATTGATAATAAACATTTACATTTAGTTGACAAAATACTAGGAATAGGATTTACATTAAAATCTAAACATCGAAGAAACACAGAAGAATTTAATTATATTTTTGAAAATGCGAACTGAAAAAATACATAGTTTTTGGGTACCAGCAAATGATATTCATGTAGAAAAATGGAAAGCAGGAGATCCATTTTCACAAAATAAATGCTTGAATACGTTTATAAGTTATTGTGAATCACAAAATAAACAATTTAAACGAGTTTTAGATATTGGAGCATGGGCCGGAACGTGGAGTCATGCTATGCAAAAGTTTTGTAAATCAATTGTTGCATTTGAGCCTGATGGTATAAATTTTGAATGTTTACACAAAAATTTAGGCCCATTTAATCATATTACTTGTAATCAAAATGCAATTGGAGAAAAAATTGGAAGAGTATCTTTAACAGAAGATACCTTTACTCAAGCAAAAAGAGTAGAGGATAAGGAAGGAAAAATTCAAATGTTTACAGTTGACTATTACAATTATTCGGATGTCGAATTAATAAAAATTGATGTTGAAGGATATGAAATGCGTGTGCTAGAAGGTGCTACGCAAACGTTAAAATCAGTTAAATTTTTAATGATTGAGTTAAACAATAATACTAAAAAATATGGATCTAATAATTTACAAGTAGAAAAATATGTAGAATCTCTTGGATTTAGAATATTAATTAATATTTGGCCAGATAAAGTTTATTACCGGCCATGATACATTTTAAATAGTATATATTAACAAATTTTATAAAAGAATATGGAAAAAATATTTAATAGAAAAAAGAAAAAGATATCTTCTGAACCATTTGAACATATTATTTTTGAAAATCTTATGGAAATAAAAGAGTATGACAAGCTATATGAAAATATGAATCATTTTACTGAAGATAAGTTTAATGAATATGCTTGGGCAAGATGGAGAGAAGAATATGATGTCCATCACGGAAAGATGTTATATGATATACAAGATCTTAGTTACGACAATAAATGTATAGCACTTTGGTTTTTTACAGACAGAAACGAACGAGGAGCAAAAAAAGATATAGAAATATATTCTCCTAAAACTAGTAATAATAAAATAATTTCTAGGCGTCCCAATTCATTTTTGTTTTTTATTCATAATGATACGCAACAAATTAGAATATTACCACAAAGAAAAACAGAAAATTTTTTACGTCCGTGCGTACAATTTAACTTTCCGGAGGATGAATTTAAGTATGAATGTAGGTGAACAATTTGTTAATAAGTGTTTAGAAACGGAGGTTATAAAACAACCATGGCCGTATCAAGTTATTCCTAATACATTACCTAAAGATGTTTTTGAAAAATTTAAAAAGCAGTGTAAAGAAAATTTAAATTATAAAACAACAGAATTAGCACATATATTCCCTCATGAATTTAAAAAATGGAACATAGATTTTTACGACGAAACATATAATATTTGTGTACAGCTTTTAAAAAATGCAAAACAGTTATGTGATGTATATCCGAACTATAGAAAGTATCCAAAATTAGGAGTAAATGCACATATTTCTGTAACTCCACCATTACCTTATAAGTTCAAAACACATTCAGAAGGTTTAGAAAAAGTTTGGAGTTCTGTAACTTACGTTACTCCAGATAATAATGTTGGAACAAAAATGTATACAGCAGAAAGTGAACAAGCATTTGTACAAGAAGCACCCTGGGTTCCTAATACTACATTTATATTTTGTGGACAACGAGGAAAAACTTGGCACTCATATGAAAGTAATCAAACCACAAATAGAATTAGTTTAAATTTGTTTATTATGAGTGATCGAAAAAAATGTTTTTTAAGAGATGATGGATAAAATAAAAATTGGATCGTGTCAAATTAATGTTGATTTTGAAGGTAAATCATATCTTCCATATTCAATAGGATTGCTTCAAGCATATGTTTTGCATAATTCAAAAAACCCAAGCAAGTTTGAGTTTCAAACAACAATTTTTAAACGACAAGAACTATTAACTTCAGTTAATAAATTAAAAGAAAATAATATTGTTCTTTTTAGTACCTATGTATGGAACGAACAAATAAATTTAGAAATTGCTAATAAACTAAAAAAAGAAAATCCTGATATATTAATTATTTTTGGTGGACCGTCGGTGCCCGATTTGGCAGAAACATATATAAGGAAACACCCATTTATTGATATATGTTCGCACCAAGAAGGAGAAAGAACTATCTTGTCTATTTTAGATTGTTATCCTTTAAGAGAGTGGAAAGAAATTCCTAGTATAAGTTTTATTAATAATAATGAATTTATATATAATTCAAGTTTACCGCGATTAAGAAATTTTGAAGGATGTCCATCTCCATATCTAAGCGGTACATTTGATAAACTTATAAACGAAACCCCTGATCATATATGGTTAGCAACGTGGGAAACTAATCGAGGTTGTCCCTTTTCGTGTACATATTGCGATTGGGGGTCAGCAACAAATTCCAAAGTTGCTAAATTTGAAATGGACAGATTATTTGCCGAAGTTGATTGGTTTGCTAAACATAAAATAGAATTTGTAAATTGTTGTGATGCTAATTTTGGAATGCTAAAAAGGGATTATGATATAATAGCTTACATGGCGGAAGTAAAAAAGAAAACAGGATACCCGGGTGTATTATCAATACAAAGTACAAAAAATGCTAGAGAACGTTCATATGCAGTACAAAAATTATTGTATAATTCGGGATTGGCTAGGTCAATTAATATTGCTATGCAGGCCACTGATCCACATACACTAGAAGCAGTTAAGAGAGATAATATTTCAATTGCTGATTATCAAGAATTACAAAGACGTTTTACAAAAGACGGAGTCCCAACATTTACAGATCTTATTGCAGGGTTACCAGGAGATACTTTTGATAAATTTGCACGAACAGTTTCTGATATAATTTCGTCAGGACAATGCAATCAAATTAATTTTAATGATTTAGTTATACTGCCAAATGCAGAAATGGCAGAACCTAATTATATGAAAAAATGGGGAATTAAAACTGTTCCAGGCATATTAGCTAATATTCATGAGTCAATACCTAAAAAAGATGATATTATTGAAAAGATTGATATGGTAGTAGCAACAAAAGATATGCCACAAGAAGATTGGATAAAGTCTCGAGTGTTTGCTCATACAAGCGAAGTTTTATATTTTCGTAAGTTACTTCAAATTCCAATTTTAATAATTTACGCAAAACATTCACGTATGTCATTTAAAGAAATATTTGAAAAATTTACAAATATAAATGATGAAAACCAATTTCCCGCAATTACATTTTGTATGAATATTCTTAGAAAATCCACATTAGATATGTTAACAGGTGCACCACCAGTAGTTCCATCAAAAGAATGGCTAGGAATTTATTGGCCTTCGGCTTCATATGCTATTATAGAATTAGTTGATAAAGGATTGCTTAAAGATTTTTATAAAGAATCTTATACTGTTTTATGTGACATTATGAACGACACAAATTATAATGACATATTGGAAGAAGCTGTGTGGCTTAATTACGAATTATTTAAAAAACCAAATATTAATACCAATAAAACTGTTACATTAAATTATAATATACAAAATTTTTATAATAATGCTATTGTTGGACGTAATGTTGATATTAAAAAAGAAAAACATAAAATTAAAATTAATAGAATTAAAGATGGTGTGTTTGATTCTAAAAACTGGGCTAGAGAAATAATGTGGTATAGAAGAAAAAGTGGAGATTATCTGTACTCAAGCACTGAATAAATTAATTAATTCTTTTTTCCACACGTCAGCATACTCGCAATCACGATAGTTTTCAAACCACGGACCTCCTTCTGTGTAGTGTAATATTTTAGGTATACCGTCTTTAGGTTCGTTATACCAACCTACTAGCCAATTGTATATAGGTGGTAAATTTCCTATGTCAGAATCATCTAACCAAGAAAATCTATGTAAAAATTTTCCTGTTTCTTTGTTTAATAATTCGGGTGTAAGTATTTTGTTTTTAGGATGTCCACAATTCCATAGCACCATACTTGACCAATTTTTTCTTGGATATTGTAATTGTATTTGTCCATCCATTTTTAAACCTTCTTTAGGTTTGTAGTCGTGCTGTACACAAACAACTGCTTTAGAATCATCACAATATTGTTCTAGTTCTGTAGGAGATATACGCCAAACAAAATCTAAGTCACAAAAAACTGCCCACCCTTTGTAGTTGTTTAGATATGGAATAAAAAATCTTGTAAATGTAAATTCTGTAGAGGCAAGTTTATCAACTCCTCTTGTATAGACACCTTGTTCTCTTAAATCTTTTTGTTTTAATGCAATAACCTCAGTTTGTCCATTGCGTCTTTTAATTGAATGTTCGCAAACTTGATATGCTATATCTTCTCTAGTGTCGTAACCTACGTAAACTTTCATTTTCTTCCTGATACTATTTTGTGTATGTCTTGCCAATTATTTACTCTGGTAATCTCGGGGTGTGAATATTCTTTATTGTATGGATGATCTACAAATAAAGGTTTAAGTCCAAATTTTAAACCTGCTAATGCATTTGTCCATTTGTCTTCTATCCAGTATAGTCCGGTATCACGGAATTCAATTAGAGCTGTATCTTTACTTGCTCCGGTATCAAATATAAAATAATTTTCAAATGTGTCTTTACCAAATAATTCTTCTAGTCTTTTTTTACGCAATTCTTGTGCAGGTTTATCTGATGTTTGTGATGTGATAGGAATAAATGTCCAACCTTCTGCGTGTAATAGTTTTACCCAAGTTTGTGATTCTGGCATTGGGGGTTGTGTTGCCATCCAGGCACTTTTATTAAATTCTCGGATTGCAAGTTTAATTTGGTTAGGGTCTTCGATAAAAACGTTTGAATAATATATAAATCTTTTTCCCATATCGTATTCAGATTTATAATTTTCTTTTAATTTATGCCCACGAGATAACATCCATTCGGTAAAATGGTTTTCCCATTCTAGTAATACGCCGTCTACGTCTGTTAGGATTATTCTATTTGATTGTGGCATCTTCCATTCCTGCTACTCTCAATTTAACAATGTTTGTAATTTGCCATTGTTTTTGATCAAGCCCTTTGGTGATGCCCAGCCATTGGTTTCTTAAAAGTGCAAATTCATTTATTATTTTTGCAAGATCTACGACGTCTGTTTCACCATCAACATATTTGTCAGCGTCTCTAGATGATAACATTCTATTATAATTTTCTAAAAATTTTTTAAAAGTTTTAGATTTTAGTCTTCGATATTCAATATTAAGGTATTCTAAAATTGCTTCTATTTCTTGGAGTTGATTAAATCGATGTTCAACAACGCCCGGCATAGATGCAGAAGCTTTTTCTAAATTGCCCCAAATACTACACTCTTTTCGTGCTTGTTGAAATTCACCTTCAAAATGTTTAATACATTCTGGAATAAGTGAAATGTCTTTACTTACTTTAGTATACCAATTCGTCTGCATTTCCGTATTCATCCTCGTCATCATCATCTTTTCCAAAAACAGATTGTACTGCTTCATATAGTTTAGGATCGTAGTCAGATGATGCTTTTATTTCGTCTTGTTCTACATCCATATCTTTTAATGTATTAACATAGTCTACAGCGGCGTCTGATTTTTGTCTATCCGGTACATAATGTGAAAAACTATTCCAAATACGTTCAATGTCTTCATGTGTCATTTCAGCCATTTATTTCTTCCTTGGGTTCGGTTGTTGGTTCTATACTTGCTAATTTATCAAATTCTTTCATTAGCATATCCAATTTGGTTCCGACCCAGGCTTTTCTAAAGTCAATGTGTTCTTTGCCTTTAGAATCTACGTATTTTAATCTATTTCCTGTTTGTACTAGGATACCTTTTTTCTCAAATAAGTCTACTAATCCGCTATATGGATCCATTCCTGTATCATACGGGATTTTAACTTGTACTGATTCAAAAGGTTTAGCATATCTTGTTTTCATAACTTTACAAGCGGCTCTAATACCTCGTACATCAGTAATTTTGTTACCTTTTTCGTCTTCTTTTAATTTTAGTTTCTTCATTGCAATTACAATTGAACTTGCATATATAAATCCCTGTCCACCTGATATTTTATCATCCGGATTAAACATATCTTGCGATGCGTATGTGTGGTTGGTTGCTATAAGTCCTACGTTCCAACTACCAAACATATTAACACAGTTTCTTACAAGTGCTGTTAAGGCTTTAGGTTTTCTACCTAAGTCACCTTTCATCTCACCTTTTTCAAACTGATTAACGTCAGTTGGAGTTAATAACATACCCAAACTATCTATAACAAATAATATTTTTGGAGCACCTTCTTTGTCGTCTGCGTGTTCGTCTTTGTAACCTTTCATAAACTCTGAAATAGTTTTTGCAACATCATCTACCATTGATAAACTTAATTTTAAAAGTTTTTTATCTGATGTGTCTACTTTTAATGCTTGTAGCCAAGTTTCGTCTAATGCGTTCTCTGTATCAATTAGTATAACAAATATACCTTGCTCTTGTGCGTTCTTAACAATATTTCCTGCCGCTATGTATGATTTTCCTGACCCAGATTCTCCTGCAAGTACAGTTACTTTGCCTAGTGGAATTCCTCTGTTAAAGTCACCAGTCATTAAATAATTTAATGCATAGTTTCCTGTGCTTATCCAATCAGTGGGATCACTAAATCCAATACCTAATCCTTGTATAGACTTTGTAATGCTTTTTCTAAATTTTGTTACGTCAAATGGTTTTGTCATAGTTTCTTCTTATTATAATACACAAGGCCTTAAGTGTCAATAATATTAAGGCCTTGGTAATTAGCGAGTTTATTTTGCTTGTCTTGATCTTATTAATTTTAAGATGTCCTCTGCTCTTTTGGCACTATCACCGCTTGGTTGAGGTGCCGGCGTTTTAGTTTCAGCAACTTTTACGTCAGAATTTACTGGGTCTGCTGTTTTTTCAACTGGAGCTGGTCGACTTGCTGTTGGTACAGACACTTGTCTAGCACCTGCGCCTGCAGGTCTAAAATATTGTCCATATTTCTCAAGATCATAAGCTTCACCTTCAACAGATTTTTCAAATAATTCTTTGATTATTTTTACTTCTGCTTCTGATGGTTCTTTTGGTCTATAGTCTGATAAGTTATGTAAACCAAACTTTTCAATAGCCGCTCTTTCTTTTTCATCAAGAGCTCTTTCTCTTCTTGACCATTTAGATGTTGAGTAATCAGCATAACCACCTTTAGTAGTTTTATTAACTCTAAAGTCTACACCTTTTACATAATCAGTTGGTAACTCTTCCATCTCTGGATCAAGTAACGCAGATCTAATAATGTTAAAGATTTGTGGTCCAATTATAAATCTTCTAATTGGATTTTCTGGTGTTGCATCTTCGTTTAATGGATTAGTACCAACAAAGCCTTGGAAAATATAACTTTTCTTTTTCCAATACTTTCTGCCCATATCTTCCATTGATTTGTCTTTAAACCAAGGTCTAACTTCCGTTAGAACCGGACAAGTTTTTCCGTACATTTCCATACACGGTACTTGTACCTGGATTGGTCGAGAATCACTTTGACCTTTAATACCTGCAAAAGGTAATTTGATCATGTTCCTCTCTGTCCAGAAGAAAGTGTTTTCCGTACCTTTATCAGGTAAGAATCGAATAACTGCTTCTTGTCCTTCTTGGATATTCCAGTGTGGATAGATGGCATTGTCGCCACCTGTTGTAGAACCGGAGCGATTCGATTCTTGAGATTTTAACTTCGCTCTTATTTCAGCCAATGTAGCCATAATGTAAGCCTCCTTGTGTGCCTATGTTTGTTTCTGCCTAAATGTATATTAAACATTACGTATAATATACTACTATATTTATGAATTGTCTACTACTATTATCGGAAAGTTAGTTTTGGTAATTTGAAAGATATTTTATTCTAGCAAGTTGAAGGCCTGCTTCGCCTGTTACTCGGTCACTACCACCTTCAATGCCTGAGATGTTTTGTGCGTGATCGTCTGTTTTATTTTTAATTGATTCTACTATGCTAGTTCTTGATTCTTTTAGTTTTTCTATATTAAATTTTTCAATTGCAGTTTCGATTGCAGTAGTTTTATCACCACCTTCTTTTAAATGTTGCTCAATAAAAGGTTTGATGTCTTCGAATTTACCATCAAATTTTTTCTTTGCTTTTTCCTTCTCTGCTTTTTCTTCTTGTTCTTTGTCATCGGCTTCATCATCTGGATCTCTAATAACCATATCTGGAGCATTGTCTTCTTTAGGATTAACTGTATTGTCTACCCAACTTTCAAATTCTTCTGTTTCGCTTTTTGCTTTTCCGGCTCTATCTTTTTTAGGTTTAAATGCTCCGGGTTCTTGTCTTATTTCATCTGCATAAGCAGGATCTTGTTTCATTTTTTTGTAATCATCAATATATCTTCTTGCTAACGCAATTGCAATTTTTTTATTTTTCATCCAATCTTGTCCTGGTTCATTAAATAATTCACCTTCATTTTCTAAACCATCAGCAACTCTAGATGCAAAGTTGGCAACTCTTTCTTCGTTGTCATCTCTTGTAAGCATACGTGATGCTATATCTGAAAGAATACTGCCTAACATTGTATTGTTATTTGTAAATTTAGTAACTGATAACATTTTATCAGCTGAATCATCTTTTCTTAATACTAATTTTTTAGCTGGATCAGTTAAAAATCCTTGTACTATTGCACCGTGATCAACAATTGGTTCTGCTGGAGCATCAATGGCATCGTCTTCTGGTTTATATTCGCTCATGATATTGTGAATTAAAGGCAAAGCCTGTTCAACTCTATCATCAAGATTTTTTAATGTAAATTTTTCTCTATATGCACTTCTGTCGTCATCACTTAAATCTGCAATTGCTGAAGGTTTGAAGTTTTTACTTGCTTCGTCATAGTGTGCTTGTTTGTTTAAGTTTTTCATGTACGTTCTTAAATTTTCTAACTTTAATTTTGTTTGTTCAATAATGTCACCAGCATTATCATTTAATTGATCTTTGTGAGAAACGTATCTAGAAAATGAATTTAATTGTGCAATATTTTCTGATGTTTTGACAATGTGTTCGCCAAATTCGTCATGTGGTCTTCCACCGTTAGCAACGTGTCTTGTCATTGCTCTTGCACCTGCTAAATGAGTAATTGGATATTTGAATCTTTCACCATCTTCGTTTTCAATGTATAGTGAACTAATATGTCTAGATCTTGCACCAGGTACGTTTTCATCAACTGGTCCTGAGTGTCTAATTATTAATCTTGTTTTGTCTAAGTTTTCGTATGAAGATTTAGTAGTACCAGTCATACCTTCTTTAATTTCTTCGTTTGCTCTTCTTAATGCATCAGCAACATCTGGATGTTGTGATAATCCTTTTTTAAGTTTTTCGATTGTATTTGATGCTCCAGTGTAGTTGCCATCTTTATATCTTTTATCAAAAGCAATACCTTTTGCTTGTTTAATCTCTATATCAGTAGGTTTTTGTTCGTTGTTGTTTTCTTGAACACCTGCTAATTTTGTAATTATGTTTAGTTCTTCTGACATATCGTCAGTATTTACCGTTGTGTTTGTATCTGCTAGGTTCTTATAATCTTGCTTCGTTAGGTTCGATTTCGTTATATCACGCACATCAAAACGTAATTGATGTTCTACAGCAAAGTCTTTTAGTTCTTTTAAAAACGCATACCATTCATCTCTACTATCTTCGTCAATTTTATCTACTAAATCACGATTATAAAATACTTTCATATTTTGATCATCTGCTAACGATATGCTTACACGTCCAAATGTATCGGCATCTTCCGCAAATTCAAAATCAAAAAATGTTGCCTCCATTGGCTCAGCAGTGGGTTGTCCATCAACGCCACCTATTTGGATGTTGCTAAATTGCGATCGTATTTTGTTAAAAAGGTCTTCTGACGTTTTTGGGTTCATATAGTGTATTTATTGTACGTTAAACTTTCTTTTAACTTCGTTTAGTGGTGTATTTTTATCTATTGTACTCCAGTTAAATTCGCCTATTCGTTGATACAAGGGTAGTTTTGACTGTCCATACTTAAAACCCCTATCAAAAATTTTAAGTTGCTCTTTAGTAAAACGTGCTTCTTCAGGATATAGCTTACTGGAAATAAATTTAAATAATTTTACTTCCCAATTTTTAGTTCTATCATCGTTACCCATTGTAAATCCAATAACAAATGCTTCGTCGTCATTAGCTTGTCCTTTATCAAGAATAACATGAACGTAATCATGGTCATTTAAAGCTGACGCACCATGTAAATGTAATGGTGATTTAGGATTTTCCATAAGCCAAACCAACCACGGAACTTCGCTTTTATCTTTAGTTGTTTCTTTTGCTAAAAAGTTATCTAATGCTTCTTGTAAAATTATATTACCCATATAGATTTGCAAATATAGGCATTGGAGCAGTCCATTCGGATGTTCTATCAGTCCATTTTTCAAATATTTTAGGATCAAAATCAGCAAGTACTTTCATCATACGTGTCATTAGTAAACAAGAACTAACAAGATCATCGTGCTGTCCTGGTTTAGCTTTAAAACTTAACCCTGTTGCAACAAAGTCTTTTAGTTCTGTTATGAGTAATTTAGAATTAATTTGCATTTTATTGTTTTCTACAAGTTCTTTAAACTTTGTACAAGCATCAATTTTATGTTTAGCAGTAGTGTTAAACCCTCTTCTAAATTTACGTCTATGTCCTTTTCTTATAGGTTCGGATAAAAACATACCTAGAATATTTTCTTCACCAATATCCATAACTCTTAAAAGTGCCGCTTCACCTATTGCATTATTCTCCATTGAATAAAATATTTGTGGTGTAGCACTTGCATCTTTTTCCATTATAGTATCGTGAATATGCTTTGTAATTCCTTGTAATATTCTAACTTGTTGGTTCATTGGTGTTGTGTTATGACGCCATTCACCTATTTGGTCCATAGTAGGCAATTCAAATGCTTGTATTGCCGCATAATCTCCACCTGTACCCATGCTTGGATCTAATGATACCATATATGTGTGTCCAGGCGTAGGTCGTTTAAACCAACGTACTTGTCCTGTATTTTCAATTGGCAATATGCCTTCCATTTCTGCTAATGTTATAGAGTTAATTAATGTTTCGTCAAAGATTATAAATTCACATTCGTGTTCTCGTCTAAATCTTTCGTCACCAATTCTAGCTCTTTCAGTTTGTGCCCATTCTTCGTCTCTGTCTGGGTGTTCTGACCAATGTGCTCTCATGGCATAAAAGCCATTTGTACCTACAATTTTGTCGTTACCGTATTCGTCAAATCTTTTGTTTGCCTCTTTCCAAATTAATGCAAATTGGTCTTCATCACTGTTTGGAGTTGACGTAATTAAACATTTTCCTCCAGTTGACAAAGTAGGAGATAGTGAAGTCCAAAATTCTTTTGCTTTATCAGGTGGTTGCACGAATGCAAACTCATCACAATAAATCATTGTTAAGGACATACCCCGTCCAGTGTTTTCGGTTGTAGTAGTTGCTATTATTTTGGAACCATTATCAAACTCAATTGAATTTCTATTATATTGTGTTACACCTGCTTTAATCCATTCAGGCAACATTTCATAAGCATAACGCACCCTAGACATAATGTCTGATGCTCCTGCGTATTTGTGTGCCGCAATTAATATTGATGAATTTGGATAAAACATAGCATACCAAATAAGGTATCCTGATGCACAAGTAGTTTTACCTGTTTGTCTTGGTAACATTGATATTGAAAATCTGTTATTGTTATAAGATTCGATTAATCTTTTTTGAAAAGGATAAGGTTTAAAACGCATTTCTCCTTTAGTAGGATGTTGTATTTTCATAAAAGTTTCCATGAAAAACAACGGTCCAGTTTTTGGATCCATACACTTCTCAAGTTGTTCAACCTGAGGTTTAGTATATTTGTGCTTTTTATGGGCACGTTTTACTTGTTCGGAATCTAAACTAACATATGCCATATGTAGTATTTAAGGTTATTTTTATGTTAAGAAAACTAACTGTTTAAGTCAGGCTTTTGTAAATTAACAGCACAAGGTCCTTTTGCCGCTATATCTACATCAAATGTTAATTGTTCACCTTCTGTTAGGTCTCTTAAACCTGCGGCTTCAATAGCCGTTCTGTGAACAAACACATCTTTTTCTTTGTCGTCTCTAGCAATAAAACCAAACCCTTTGGTTCCATTATACCATTTTACTTTTCCGTTTATGCTCATATTTTATTTTTGATTATTTTTTATCTTGGATAGCTTTTTTCATTGGTTCTTTTTTATCGCCATCTTTATCCATATCTAAAAAGTCTGGCTTTGCTTTTTTTTCAGTAACTTTTGCCGCTTCTTGATATGATTTT